CTGTGCGGCGGCCTGTGCGGCGTCCCATGCCTGTGCGGCGTCCCATGCGGCGTCCCATGCGGCGTCCCATGCGGTGGCCTGTGCGGCGGCTATCGCGCCGCGAATTGGGGAGACCTGCGCGAGCGATGTAATTTCAGGGAGCGCGGATAGTGCATCGGCGTGCGTGGTCAATCCAGCGAGGCGCAGCCATGCCGGCGTATTAACGCGGACCAGCCAATCAGCAGCCATGAGCGAGCGGCGTTCCTCAACTTGCTTAGTTGATTTTGTGCCTACAAGGCGCGGGATGAGCGGTTTGAGAAGGTCATTGCGTTCCGCGTCGGGCAGCGCGTCATTCCATGAGCGGCAGAATGTGGCGATGACCGGGCAGACGCATTGCGGGCTATCGGTCCATGGCTCACCAGCGATGTATGACACCGCCTCCATTACGCAGGCGCCGCCAGATAAGTCGGCGTGCGACCCTTCCGCGAGCGCTATCGCCTCGATCTCTTTAAGCCGTTCCGCGTCGATGGTGATTTGCATTGCATTGGTCCCCGTTGATGAGAATTAGGCCGCGCGCTTAGGTTGTGTCGGCGCCGAAATGGATACTGACGTCATCCGCCGGGCCGGGCTCATCCGCCGGGCGCTCGGGGTAATGATGATGGGTTGAGCCGTCGATGTTCGTGCCGCTGATGCTCACGCCTTCGACCTTCATCGCGCGCTCAAGCGAGCGGATCGCTGCGACTTTTACTTTGTCTGCGGCGGGAGAATTGACGATCTGGAGGACAATTTCTGCCTGCTTTTCGAGCGCTTCTTTGTCGCTGCCGATCTGAACTGTTGCCATTGCATTGGTCCCCGTTGATGAGAGTTAGGCCGCGCGCTTAGGTTTCTTCGCGCGTGATGTAAAATTGTGTACCTCGAATTTCATCTGCTTCCCCTCTCTGGGCGTCGCCCGGTATGAGAGAAGGTATAGCAACACTAAACTAAGTACGCAAGCAGAATCGTAACGTACTGCTAAACTTTTTCAGCGCGTCACGCCGTCCGCTTGATCGCTTTTAGAATCTCTACAGCTTGCGCTTTCTGTTGCGGCGATAGGCTTTGGTATGTCGCCCATATCCCCTCCGGGTCTGAGGGATCGCGCATAAGAAGGTCGTAGGGTTCGCACGCCAAAACGTCCGCCAACGCCTCAAGCATCGGCTGCGTATAGGCAACAGCGCCGTTTTCAAGCTGCGAAAGCGCCCCTTTGGTCACGCCGATCCTATCGCCGACTTGCTGCAAGCTAAGTCGTCGGTGTTTCCGCCATGCGCGAATAAATGTTTCACGCTTGGTCTTGGCATTGGTCTGAACCTTGCCCATGAGCACTTGCTTGAATGTTTTTTAAGCTAAATCAATGGGTTCAGGTACGCTAAACTTTTCTGTTGACCGGGCAGGTGTAGCCGTGCTAAACCTTTCGGTATGGAACAAGAGAGCAGCAACCCACTTTCCAAGTACCTCGCCGAGACCGGCATCAAGCGCTCCGACTTTGCTCGCCGTCTAGGAGTGACGCGCGCTCGCGTGACGCAGATTTGTTCTGGCGGCGTTGCGCATTTGGAGCTTGCGCGCCGCATTGAAGCGGAGACTGGCGGCAAGATCCCCGTGGATGCTTGGTTGGCTAAAGCTCAGGAGCCCGCCCAATGACAGAGCTAATCGCCTTTATCGCTGGCTGCATCATATCGCCGCTCGTTATTTACTACGTGCGCCGCGTCATTGAAACCGCCCGCGCTTACATGCGCGCTGCAAATGGGGGGCTGGAATGATTTCGCCTCATACGCCTTCGGGGACGAAAGTTGAGGTTGTCGGCGATCCGGCTCAGGTCGTGGAATATCCCTATTTTTATTTTTGGACGCGCAAGAGAACGATTTCCCGCCGTGATCTGCTTGGCAAACGATTGACAGTGGCGTTGATCACGATTTGCGACGCGGGTGATCGTTCACCCTCTGGGTTTTGGGTTCATGTTGAGGAATCCACCGAGAGGTTCTGCCTGTACGCCCTCCGCTGTCTCGCCCTCCCCAAATCCTTGACCTCCCTCCTGCATACGCAGCCGAGCGATTTGGAGGTGGTAGATTGACCGGCCCGGCGCACATAGGGGGATTGCGCGCCAGACCGGCCTACGTCGCCGGGGCTGCGACGGTTCATGATTCCACTGCTTCGGGCGGTCGCCTGATCTGCCCGGAGGCTTCCTCACTATGGAAGTCTGACGTGCCCTTCGGGGCACCCTCCCTTGACTTGCGCGGGGTTGCTTCGGCTTCCCCGCGTCTTTCTGGGAGTTGAGATTTTAGTTTCCTGACGAGTTTAGCGGACTGCCAGCCCAAGCCCGTCCAGTTGTGTGCGTTGTGTTCGTCTCTTTCGTCGTCGTGTTCCATGTCTCGAATGTGGAGCACCTCAGAATGGAAGTATCCGACAAGATAACGGAGCGTGGCGTTATGAGCGCGAGTGTCGAAGCCTCTCTTTTGTTGCGTCAGATCGCCGGGAACGGTGAGCCGGGCGAGACGAAGAAAGCCGCGTGGAATCGTGCTTACAGGCGCTTGCGTGGCGAGTGGACATTTAACCGGGTGAAAGACCTATGGCGGCAAGAACCGCGCGCACGAGTCTCGGCAGACGAACTGAAGCAGCTTCGCACGGCTGCGAAACAAAGCGCGGGGGCGCAAGATGACGTTTTGGCGAGACTGGAATCCGTTGAACAGATGTTGCGCGATCTGGCGTCGCGTATGCCGCAGGACGCGGACTTTTACGGCTCACACGCTGATACGCTTCGGAGTGTGGCTGGCAGGGTTGGGCGGTCGGATCGTTCCGAAGGATAATGAATAACTCGGGGGCGTCATGACAGACATAGGCCACAATAGCGCAGAGGTGAACGCGGGGCATCTGCAAGCGTTTATCGAGCGTGTGGAGCGTATCGAACAAGAGGTGCGCGATCTGAACGAAGACAAATCTAGCATCTATAAGGAATGCAAGTCGGCTGGCTTCGATACCAAGATCATTAAGAAGATCGTCGCCATTCGTCGCATCGACCGCGATAAGCGCCGGGAAGAGGAAGAGATACTCGACCTATATTTGAATGCGCTTGGAATGGTGGATTAACTGGCATGGCTGTTGCTACGCGCGTGCGCCCGCACGAACAACTCGCCGCAGCTATGAAGCCCAAGCGCGGGAAATACCCCGTAGCGCCAAAGGCTGAACGCACGCTTGACGGGATTGTGTTCGACAGCAAGCGCGAGATGGCGCGGTACGCGGTTCTTAAACAGCAAGAGCGCGCGGGCATGATTACGCATCTGGAATTGCAGCCGGAGTTCAAGGTGACGATCAACGGGCATCTGTTCTGCCGGTACAAACCAGATTTTGCCTATTTCCGGAACGGGGAACGCATTGTGGAAGATGTGAAGTCGTCTGGCTCTGCGAAAGACCCGGCGTACCGGCTCCGCAAGCGCGCGGCGGAGATGGCCTATTTTATCAAGGTTACGGAGGTCGGCAAGTGAGCATTGAATCGTATCGTAATCTTATTGCTCGAAAGCGTGTCGCATTTGAGGCGCGCGGATTGACGACATGGGGCGATTTGCCCGCATCGTTGTTCCCGCATCAGGTTCACGGTGTCGAGTTCGCTTTGCGCGCTGGTTGCGCCGCACTGTTTTACGACACCGGGCTCGGAAAGACAGCTATGGCGCTGGCGTGGGGCGATCAGATTGTCCACCACACAAACAAGCCAGTCTTGATGCTTGCGCCTTTGGCTGTAGGGCCGCAGCATGTTCGCGAAGCTGATCGTCTTGGTATCGCAGCAAAGGTAATCCGCGACGGATCGGAAGTCACTGACGCTCGCATCTATGTGCTGAATTATGATCGGATTGACCGGATAGACGCATCACAATTTGGCGGCGTAATTCTTGATGAGAGTTCGATCCTGAAAAGCTTCTCCGGCCAGACGACGCGCGCGCTGATTGCGATGTTCGCGCGCACGCCATACCGGCTTTGTTGCACGGCTACGCCAGCCCCGAACGATCACACTGAGCTTGGCACTCATGCAGAGTTCTTGGGCGTCATGCGCCGCGATGAAATGCTCCCGATATGGTTCATCCACGACAGCGCAGATACAGGGACATGGCGCATCAAGGGCCATGCGCAAGATGTTTTTTGGTCGTGGGTCTCTTCATGGGCGCGTTGTGTTTCAAGCCCCTCAGATATTGGGTTTGATGATACCGGGTTCATTCTTCCGGAACTTGTGACGCATCGCCACGAAATCAGGGCCGACACGTCGCTAGACACTGGCTCGGAAAAGGATGGCCAGTTTCGGCTTTTCCGTATTCCAGAGAACAGCGCGACTTCTATCCATCGTGAAAAGCGCATGACGATGACTGCGCGCGCCGACAAGATTGCGGAGATTATCAATGCGGAACAATCAGATCCGTGGGTAGTATGGTGCGAAACAAACGACGAGGCTGACGCTTTGATTGAACGTCTGCCCGATGCTGTCGAAGTGCGCGGGCAACATTCGCCAGAAGAGAAAGAGCGCAAGCTCATTGCGTTTTCTTCGGGACAGTCACGCATTATCATAACAAAGCCATCGATTGCAGGATTCGGACTTAACTGGCAACACGCCGCGCGCCAAGCGTTTATTGGCCTTAGCTTTTCATACGAGAGCTATTACCAAGCCGTTCGTCGGTCGTGGCGGTTCGGTCAAAAGCGCCCCGTCCATGTTCATATAGCGTGCGCAGACACAGAGCGCGCCGTCTACGAGGTCGTGACCCGCAAGGCGGAAGATCATGGCGCAATGAAAGATGCAATGCGCCGCGCCATGCGTGACGCATCAATCGAACGAAAAGCCAAAGTCACATATCAGCCGAAAAGGGAGGCCGCGCTTCCGGCGTGGTTGGCAGCATGACGCAAGTAATAAATCAACATGTGAGCGATAATTTTGCGGCCTACAATGCTGATTGCGTTGAGTTTGTCTCGACGTTGCCAAGCGATAGCATCGGATTTTCGATCTATTCGCCGCCGTTTTCGCATCTGTTCATTTATTCTGACAGCGAACGCGATATGGGAAACGTGCGGAACGATGATGAATTTTATGAGCAGTATGGATACCTATTGCGTGAGATGTACCGCGTGACTAAGCCGGGCCGATTGACTGCCGTTCATTGTTCCGATCTCCCGCGTACCAAGTCGATGCACGGATCTGTCGGCATTTACGATATGCCAGGCGACATTATCCGCGCGCATGAGGCGGCGGGCTGGACGTATCATTCTCGCATCTGTGTATGGAAGTGCCCGGTTGTGGAAATGACGCGCACGAAGGCGCTAGGTCTACTCTACAAGCAACTGCAAAAAGACAGCACGCGGTCACGTCAGGGCTTGCCCGATTACGTTCTCGTGTTCCGCAAGACGCCTTCTGACGAATCGTTGGCTGATAAGGTCGGGCAGGACAAGCGCGAGTTCCCCGTGGATCAATGGCAGAAGTGGGCCGATCCCGTTTGGCTGGATATAAGCCAGACGAATGTTTTGAATGTGCGTGTGGCGAGGTCGGATAAAGACGAGCGCCACCTTTGCCCGCTGCAACTGGATCTGATCGAACGTGCCATCCGTCTCTGGTCGAATAAGGGCGACACGGTTCTAAGCCCGTTTATGGGGATAGGGTCGGAAGGATGGGGCGCGCTGCGCACTGGCCGCAAGTTCATCGGGACGGAACTGAAAGAGGCTTATTACAAGACTGCGGTCAAGAATTTGATCGAAGCCGAGCACACTAACATCGGAGGTAACTTGCTGCAATTCGTTCATGGGCCTGCGGCATGAGCGCCCGCTATATCGCATGGGTTCGCCATGAACACAAAACCGCATGGGAGCGGTTGGGTTGGCTCAATACCGGCCCGCTTCCGGGGCCGCATGGTCACTGGTCTTGCGGCATGGCGTGGATATGCGATTGCGAGGTGCGCCGCCCATGATCGACTTCGCCAACGTCATCTCCGTCATGCAGGCCGATCTAATCGCCCATGAGCATCAGATCGAACAGCAGGCGAAGAATCCCCGCTGGCCTGTAACTGACACGAACAGCAGGCGGCAAGCGCTGGCGGTGAAATCCGAGGCGGTTGCAATTCTCGAAATCGTCGCGGGCGACTCGCGCGTGTCTGAATACATCACGAAGAGAATGGAGGCTGGGGAATGAGCTTTCTATGGTCTGACGAGAAGGTTGAACAAATGCGCGACCACGCGCGCATTGGACATAGCGCAACACAGGTTGCCGCTCTGTTCGGCACGTCTCGCTGTTCCGTTCTCGGTAAAGCGTTCCGAAACGGGATTTCATTCAATGGCGGGAAAACGCCGAAAGCCATTAGAAAACCGCGCACTCGGTTAGTGTGGTGTGATCGCGTAATTTCTAGGATGCGCGAACTTGCAGAAAAAAAATTAACATCAACCGATATTGCCAGCATACTTTCGCGCGAATTTACCACCGTATCGGCCAGCGCCGTTCGCGCCCGCGCCGCAGAGCACAAAATCATGATCGGCGGCGGTCGTGTCCACCAGTTTATGAAGCGTAGAGAGAAGGCGTTGATCCTTCGGCGCGAACGACCGAATATCCCTGCGCCATCGTTTCGTGAGCCGGTCGATATATCGGGCATCGTACCTGTTCGATTGCGCTTCGATCAGCTTGTCATGCGTTCATGCCGCTATCCGATAGGAGACCCGCAAGACAGCGACTTCGCATTCTGCGGCCTCGATAATCTCGGCAAGTCGTCTTACTGCCCAAGCCATCGCCAGCTTTGTTACGGGGGAAAGAAATGAAGGCCGGATTGCTTTGGTCGGAAGATGAAGATCATTTCCTGAAAACGAATATATCCGCTCTTGGTTCCGAAGGTGTTGGCAAGCGTCTTGGGAGATCGACGGGGGCTTGCAAGGATCGCGCGCGGCGTCTTGGATGCTCAACCAAGATATTCGCAAAGCCCCGTCATTTGCGCGAGTGGCGTCCGAAAGATGGGAAGATCACCGGGGAGCCCTTCTCAGTTATGCGGACGAATCCCGCCAAACGCCCGCCACTCAAAGGCAAAGAACTGCTTGCCTATCTTAGCAAGCTTCCCCCCGAAGACCTTACGGCGCAGGAGGCGAGCAAATTGCATCAATACGACCTGATTCGGGCTGGCTATATTTACGGCGCGCGCGCCCCTGCCGCCGCTTGCGTGGAGGGGTAGGGGATGAACAACAACCTATACATGCCATTCCATCCCGGAGACTATCTGACCGACACCGCGCACTTGTCTGCGGCGGAACATGGCGCGTATTTGTTGCTCATCTTGAATTATTGGCAGCGCGGCGAGGCTCTCCCGGACGATGACCGAAAATTGCGCGGTATCGCTCGCATGAGCGCCGAAGAATGGGCTGAATGCCGTTCGACAATCATCGAGTTCTTCGATGCGAGAGACGGATCACTGTACCACAAGAGGATTGATGCAGAGCTTGATCGCGCGCGTGAGAAGTCTAGTAAAGCGAGGGAATCCGGCAAGCGTGGGGCAAACGCCAAGCGAATGCCAAGCGAATGCCAAGCGAATGCCAAGCGAATGCCAAGCGAACGCCCAGCTAATCAGGATCAGGTACAGGTACAGGATCAAATAGAAGCGGCTACCGCCGATTCTAGCGCGGCGGCGGGCGAAAAGATCGACGAAAAGGAAGTTGAACGCCGATGCGTCCAAGCTACCGGCTGGCAATCGACGCAGGGGATTTCAGCGATCACCGACCTGATGGTGGAAGGCCATTCGCTCGATGACCGAATTTTGCCGATGCTGCGCGCGATTGCGGGCGAACTGCGGGAACGTGGCCGCGATCCGCCTCGCGTTTGGGCGTTCGTGCTGAAAACCATCCGCGATCCGACGCGGCAGCCTGTGGCGGCTGAAAAACCCGTGGAGACGGTTTGGATACCGGACGGCTCGCCAGCATGGCGCTCGCTTTGCGGCGTGAAGCGGGAGTCGTATTTGCGGACGATGCTCAAGCCGGGGCCGGGGGGCGAGGGGATTTACTGGCCAGCTGCGGACCTACCTACCCGCACAGAAGCAGCATAGGAGATGGGGATGCGCGAGCCATACAAGCTGCTTGATCTGTTCAGCGGTATTGGCGGGTTCTCCCTCGGCCTTGAACGCACGGGCGGGTTCAAGACCGTGGCGTTCTGCGAGATTAGCGAATTTCCCCGGAAGGTTTTGGCCGCACGCTGGCCCGGAGTTCACGTCTATGACGATGTTAGAAAGCTCACAGCCGAAACTCTTTCAAGAGATGGAATTGCCGTTGATGTCATCTCAGGCGGGTTCCCGTGTCAGGATTTATCCATTGCAGGGAAGCTCGCCGGCATTGGCGGCTCAAGAAGCGGCCTATGGTCTGAAATCGTTAAACTGGTTTGCGAAATACGACCCAAGTTCCTCATTGTGGAAAACGTCGCAAATCTCCTTGCTGGTCCAACCGAGCAACCAGGACGATGGTTTGGCCGAGTTCTCGGAGACTTGGCCGAGTGCGGGTATGATGCGGAGTGGGAGAACATACCGGCGTCAACCCTGGGCGCTCCCCATCGCAGAGAGCGCGTCTGGCTCGTGGCCTACCCCTCTGAAAAACGATATGCAGGCCAACTTCTCTGCTGGCACGGTTCGCAAGGTTTTGAGGCGTGGGAAGCAGGAGCATCTTTGCTACCGGCCTATTATGATGGGATGGGGGATGCGCCAGATAACTACACTTTACGAGTATGCGATGGGTTTTCCGAAGGGGTGGACAGACTTAGCGCACTCGGAAACGCCGTAGTCCCGCAAATCCCTGAACTGATAGGCCGCGCCATCCTTGCGGCGGATTCTCAATCGTAAAGCGTACAGCGTGAAGCGGCCTGTCGATAGTCAATAGGGGGACAGAATGAGCGAATGGCAGCCAATAGATACAGCGCCGAAGGACGGGACTCATTTTCTTGTTTGGGAGCCTGATGCAGCACCGAACATAGCGGTGGCATATTACGTCAGTTTAGAGGGCATGACATTTTTTGCATATGCGGACGACGTGCTGTCCGATGCTATGCCTGACGGTCCAGAAGCCACGCACTGGCAACCATTACTACAGCCGCCCACATCCTAATTTACGCAGGGGGAGAGAATGGCGAGACGGAAATCCGGGCCACGGCATCCAAACGGGCGGCTCAAGCAGCCGAATGCGGCAGAGCGGTCAAGAATTTTAGCGGAGAAGGCCAGAATGGAAGCCGAATTTGTACAAAATCAGCCGCATCGCCGGGGATTTTCTGTGAGAGACGACAAATGGCTCGAATCCGAGCTTGGCCGATTTTGCCGCCGCCACAAGCTGCGCGATGAACTCTACAACGGCGCGCTCGAATGGGCGAACGTCGTGCGGCTTTACAGGGCCGCGTGGGGCGCGCCTATGGATGAGCGGCACGGATCACCGGGTATGACCGGCGAGGGGCCGTCTCTGGCTCAATCTGAGGCTTGGAGGGCGCAAATGATAGCCGTGGAGGAAGATTTGTACGGTCAGTCTGGGATGAACAAGGCCCGCATGAAGGCGACTAGCGATCTGGTCCTGCGCGGCACCCCTGTCCCGCCAGCGCTCACGCAATATGCGATTGATGGTCTGCGGATCGTGGCTATTCGCATGGTCAATTTGCCACGGCAGGAGCATCCTTTTGAGCGGGCGGCTTGATTCGTTGAAAAACTCAATCTGGGGCTTGCGCGTTGTGTTGGGGTGTGCCAATCTAGCGGTAAATACAATCAAATAACTGCGCCCGGCTTAGGTCGAGCGGTTTGATTCCAAGGTTTCGGCGGCGGTTGTCATTCACCCACTCTGCGGCGTGGGCGCAATACAGAAAAGTGCCGCCGCCGATTTGAAGTCGCCCCGCCCTCTGCCGCAAGGCATGGCCGCGCCGGATTACCGGGGGCTTGCGTCCGAACTAGTGTAAGGCGCTTGTGGGGCACTTAAGTCCTGCTTCGGGCAGGCCAGCCGGAGCGATCCCCGGCTGTAGTCTTTCGGAAATCCCGAATAACTCTTTTGAGGCCGCCATGAGCCTGCTGATAATCCTCATGTGCTTTCGCGGCATGGCTGATTGCACGCCGATGAACGCGCCCCTCGTCCTCAGAAGCGAACTCTCAACCAAGGAATGCGAGCGCCAGATTGATCGGTTCGCCGCCGGCATGAAGGCGGGCTATTACACGGCCCCGTCTGGCGGCTGGTATTCATTGCGTTGCGAGCCTGTGGGGCCGAAGGCGTGAGCCGGTCCAAACGGAAGGCTCGTATATTCCGCAACGTCGGCAACGCCTCGGAAAAGTTCGACAAGCAGATTGCTAATCGGCGGTTGCGCGCGGCTAACCGCTCGCGTGGGTTCGACGACGGTTCTCCGAATTTAGGGCTCCGCGACGTGTCAGATATTTGGGCTTTCGCTAAAGACGGTAAGCATTATTGGAAGTCGGCGACCGCCAAGGACATGAGTAAATAACCCATGACTGGCCGCCGTTTGATGTTAACAAAACCGCGTTTCCCGAACATCAAAGTGCGTTGATGTTAACGGATGACCCGCAATCGCTTGGGCCTATCGGAGAGTGGACGCCATGACCTTCGAGGACCGCCAGCGCCAGACAATGGCCGATTACAAGCGCTCGTCATTTGGTGCGCCCATGTCTTACACCGTTCGCCCACGCCCAGCCACGATGGTCGCCCCTCCCGGCGTCTCACGCCAATCCAAACGCCTTGATGAGATCGCCGCAGAATCCGCCCGCCAGCGCCAACAGCGGGACGCTATAGCCGCTATGGAAGCCGAGATGACGCAGAAGGCTAAGGCTTGAATATCCCCTCACCCTTCCAAGTTGCAGCGTCCACCGCTAGGTTAATCCTCCCCCCGATTGGAGGATTGTTATGCGCGTCTATATTGCTGGCCTATGTGCTCTACTGCTGTCTGGTTGCAATGGTGGGCCTGCCTTTCCGGTATATGCGCCGGATGCTTGCTCATATGAAATCCCCGCGCACGGGGTAGCGAAGGACGAGAACTACAGCACGCTGCTTGCAATCTGCATGGGCGTCGAAGGTCAGTTGAGGGATTATCTCAAGGCCAATTGGTCAGACTTCCCAGCATTAAAGAGAACCAACTGTATCGCACGCATTAAGGCGAGAGACCCCGAATACGTCAAGGGCGATGCCACCTACATTGGACTGAGGAAGTGCATTGAAGGCAAGCCGCAGTAGCCGAGCCAAAGAATACCGCGCCCTCTACCATACCCCACAATGGAAAGCCCTGCGCCGCCATCAGCTAACAGCGCATCCACTGTGCGCCATGTGTCTATCACAAGGCAGGGTGACACCCGCCTCCGTCGCTGACCACATCAAGCCTCATAGGGGCAGCCTAGCGCTGTTCTATGACCCCGCCAACCTCCAATCATTATGTGACCAATCCCCGTTTCGTTGCCATTCCTCAGCTAAGCAAAGCGAGGAGCGCCTCGGATACAGCAAGGCCGTTGGCATAGACGGGTTCCCGATTGACCCAACGCACCCCGCGAACAAGAGATAAGGGGGGGGCGGGTCGAAATCATTTTTTCGAT